TACGAAACTGAAATTTTATATTGACAGAGGCGGCAACTAGTACGACAGAACGCCTATCCGAGAGGCAGCCACACTGACGAATCCGTTCTCCACTACGATCAATCAAACGACTGTGGTGGTAACAGACAATACCCATGGGGCGGCTACTGGTGACTTTGTTACCTTCAGTGGCGCATCTGCCGTGGGCGGCCTCACACTAAATGGCAATTACCAAATCACGGTAACAGGTACTAATACCTATACGATTACAGCATCTGCTCAGGCATCAAGCACTGCAACAGGCGGGGGTACTGTAACTGCCAAGTATGAGATACCCGTTGGTCCGGCAATCCAAGGCGCCGTTACAGGATGGGGTGCTGGCGGATGGGGTATGGGAACCTGGGGGTTTGGTGTTACAGGTACAGAAGCGCTGAGATTATGGGTGTCTCAGAACTGGGGTGAAGATCTGGTCTTTGCCTATCGTAGCGGCCCAATTTATTACTGGGATGCAACGAACGGTGTTACAACGCGTGGTGTTGCGTTAAACACCATAGGCGGGACCTGTTCGTTTACAGCGACATCGCCTACGACGGTAACGTTTGACGAGACCATCTTGTCAGAAAACACGGCTGTAAAGTTTGCGGCAACGTCATCCATGCCATCTGGCGTAACGGCAGGGACGACCTACTATCTGCGGAATGTCATCGGGGCATCGGCAAATATCAGTGCGTCGCCAACTGGCGCGTTAGTGAATGCCGCATCAACAGGATCCGGTGTTTATATATCTGATCTAGTAGATGTTCCAAGTGCGGTCAATACGATGATCGTATCGGATACATTCAGGTTCTTACTGGCATTTGGTACGACTGAGTACGGTAGCTCTACGTTAGACCCTATGCTGATCCGTTGGTCTAATCAAGAATCACTTACAGACTGGGTGCCTGCGTCAGCTAATCAGGCAGGTTCTTTGCGCCTATCTCATGGCTCTAAGATCGTGACCGTGGTTCAGACCAGGCAAGAGATCGTGGTCTTTACGGATGCCTCGTTGTATTCGCTGCAATACCTTGGGCCGCCACTGGTATGGGGAACCCAGCTACTTGGTGACAACATTTCCATCATTGCACCTAACGCAGCGATCGTTGCGTCTGGCATTGTGTACTGGATGGGCGTTGACAAGTTTTACAAATACGACGGCCGTGTGCAGACCATGCGCTGTGATCTGCGTCGCCACATATTCTCTAATATCAACCCATCGCAAATTGACCAAGTATTTGCTGGCACCAACGAAGGATTCAACGAAGTCTGGTGGTTCTATCCATCACGCAACTCAACGGTCATTGACCAGTATGTTGTGTACAACTATGCCGAAGATATTTGGTATTACGGCACCATGGGCAGGACTGCATGGAGTGACTCAGGCTTACGCGCTTACCCGCAGGCAGCAACCTACGTAAACAATATTGTTAACCACGAGCTTGGCTGGGATGACCAATCATCGGAAACGCCGGTGGCTATCAACGCTTACATAGAGTCATCAGAGTTTGATATTGAAGATGGGCAGAAGCTAGGGTTTGTTTACCGTGTAGTGCCTGACATAACGTTTGATAACTCAACCGTCGAATCACCCCAGGTCACCATGACTTTGATTCCTATGATGAACTCGGGATCTGGATACAACACGCCACAGTCTGAGGGCGGTAGCTCATCGGCAACGGTAGCAAGGTTATCGACGACAACCATCGAGCGGTTTACGGGCCAGGTCTATGTTCGTGTGCGTGGCAGACAGATGATCTTCAAGGTCGAGTCCACGGATCTTGGTAATGCGTGGCAGCTTGGATCACCAAGGATCGACATCAGGCCAGATGGTTCTGCGACGGGTCGTGGCGCATGAGTAACCTAAAGAATCCGGCCGCACCTAACCTACCCCTTGCTCCTGATGTTTGGGATGCAAGGTACCAAGATCAATTCGCTAACGTTTTGCGCTTATATTTCAATGGTTTACAGAACATAACGCAGAATCTGCTCGGGCCAAATGGCGGCAGGTTTATGAACACTCCACACGGTGGATGGTCTAGCGATTCGGATCAAGTGGCGGTAAGCACGACGGCAGCGTATGCAATTACGTTTGACGTAACAGATGTAGCTGATAGTGTGTATTTGGCTAATTCATCAAGGATGACAACCACTTACGCCGGTGTTTACAATTTACAATTCAGCATTCAGTTTGCAAATACCGATACACAAATACATGACGTAGATGTATGGGCGGCTGTGAATGGAACGAATGTAGCAAACTCTAACTCTCGCTTCTCAATACCAAATAGGCATGGTGGTGTAGATGGGCACACGATTGCGGCATTGAATTTGTTTCTTACTATGCAAGCAAATGATTATGTAGAGCTGTATTGGTGTACAGACAACACAAGCGTTCGTATTGAGCAGATTAATGCAGCGTCTTCACCGACCAGGCCTGCGACGTGCTCCCATATTCAGTCGTGCCAAATGCCAACAAGAATCTGAACGTATCCGATACGATCATCGTGTTGACCACACTTGGCACATCCACCAACTCGGATATATAAACACCCGATCCTGTTGATGCGGCATTCACTAACGCGCCAGTTGGCGACGCACTGATATTTGCCGATGCTCCAATGACGTTGCGCAGATAGTAGGTTGTCCCTGCCGTTACGCCAGATGGCATGGATGTCGTTGCCGCAAACTTAACGGCTGTGTTTTCTGACAGAATGGTTTGATCAAACGTTACTGTCGTGGGCGATGTAGCTGTAAACGTACAGGTCCCACCTGTTGTGTTCAACGCCACGCCACGCGTTGTTACACCATTGGTTGCATCCCAGTAATAGATGGGTCCACTACGATAGGCAAAGACAAGATCTTCACCCCAGTTCTGCGACACCCACAACCTCAAAGCCTCCGTCCCTGTGACGCCAAAACCCCAGGTTCCCATGCCCCATCCGCCAGCACCCCATCCTGTCACACCGCCTTGGATTGCCGGGCCAACGGGTATCTCATACTTGGCGGTTACAGTACCCCCACCCGTGGCAGTGCTTGATGCCTGAGCAGATGCTGTAATCGTATAGGTATTAGTACCTGTTACCGTGATTTGGTAATTGCCATTTAGTGTGAGGCCGCCCACGGCAGATGCGCCACTGAAGGTAACGAAGTCACCGGTAGCCGCCCCGTGGGTATTGTCTGTTACCACCACAGTGGTTTGATTGATCGTAGTGGAGAACGGATTAGTCAGCGTTGCCGTCTCACGGATAGGCGTTATGTCGTAATAGTTGCCGCCTCGTTCAATATAAAACTTCAGGTTCGTACCAACCGCCAGCAGATTATCAAAGCTAAGCGTTACCCAGTTCCATAGCGAGCGACATATGCCAAGAAACGATTGACCAGAGATGCGCTGCCATCCGCCAATCTTTTCTGGCGTACCTTGGCGAAAGCGTACCTTCTCACTTATATACCAGCCGTTCTCGTTGGTATACCGCGTATTCTCTTTATTAACTCCCGACTTAAACAGGATTTTACGTAGCGGCATTGCTCACCTCATTAAGGCTGCTTCAGCAGCACGGCGACGGGTAAGGCCAGGGAGTACTCTGCCGGCAGCTTTATTCCAGAGCATACATTGGTCTGCCGCACCATCCCAGTCCCCCGCATCAATACGTTTCTTGAACGTGGAAACCCGATAGTTCCCTAGGCCACAATTGTAGACCCAGCTAGTCACAGCGGCAATGCGTCTTGGAAGCGCGGCCTGTATCTTTGGGGACATCTTAAACAGCCCCCTGAGAAAGTATTCAACGTGATGATCCAGCGCATCTTCACACTGCTGCATCGTCCAGATCGTACCGGGATTAATGTCAGGGCCGGTTGCCCCCCAACCGATTGTCCAAGGATGTCCACGGGTTCCGGGGTCGGGGTAGGCTTGAACTCGTCCATCAGGCAAACGCTTTGCCAAGCCCTCGAAAGGCTTGATTAATACATCCTTGCAAAGCTTCTTAGCCTCATCCATCACTTCGTTCTTTTTTCTATACTTCTTCCAACGAACCAGAACGTTAGACACATGTTAAACATGGCGAAGTCATCTTCGTCCCACACTTTGGTAATCACTTCAATCCATGATCCACCAGTCTGAAATGCCATAGCAAGCGCAGCCGCCTTGACTGCCGCGTACATGAAAAACAAAGCCCACGTGATGCCCGGACGAACCAGTGCTGAGATGCCAGCCACAAACCAACCAGCGGCTTTAGCCGTCTCAGCCTGTTCTTGAAAGGCCGCTTTAATCGTGTCAAGTTGCTGAGTCGAGTAGTCAACGTACTTCTCCTCCATCTTGAACTCGCCTCTCATTTTTTCGAGGTCGGTCTGGAGTTGGAACATAGATAGCTCGTGGGCGCGTTCGTTCTTTTTATCCAAGAACTTCAAAACCTCGGGGGCAAGCCGAAACAACCCTCCGAATATAGAACCGAGCAAACCACCGCCAAGAAGATCAAACATCGTAATTCACCTCCATCATGCCGCCCTCCCGTCAACCAAAGCGTTGGTTAATGATGATCGATCAAGCACGGAGAAGCCTCGACTCTCAGCATACTTTGCAGGGTGTTTTTGCCATGCGTTGGCACATGCTTCAAGCCACCGCACCGTCAGATCATGTGGGGGCATATTGCCACTTGCAATGATCTTCTTCTCCATCTCCAGGTATGCCGTCACCTCGGCTTGCGCCTGCGCACCGTTAATACCAAGATCGAATAGGTATATATGATTACCCTCATCAATCAACCCGCCACGTGCGCGTGCAGCATTTAGCGCCTGCTTCATGCAAGTCATGATGTGGTACTTGGCCTCTTCCTGCTCGTAATCCTCTTCGGTTATCTCTGTGCGGCCAATCTTCTTAAGTAACTGCTGGTGCTGATTAACAAGGAAGTTCATCTTCCTCAGCGCACCATTGACATAATTCTGTGAGTTCTCATGGTTTACCTTGATCTCCATGATCTCAACACGAATCAACTCTGCCTTGAGATGATCCGTTTCTTTTTTAAGATCCTGCGTTTTTATCTCTAGCTGAATCTGCTCTTTGCGTAATTTGAAATAGGCTTCCTGCAAAGCAAGCCTCGTCTGTTCAATTTCCGCTAACGTGTGCTTAATGCTTCTAATTGGCGATATCGCCGTGATATCCAAAGTCACTTGCATAAACTGGCTGTGCGATTTATGAAAGTTACTGGTGTCACGAACAACCGCCGGCATGTTGTTCTGGATGTTTTTAAGCATCAACCCATATTCAGGCTTAACCGCGGGCAGGGATTTTTCTATCTGCTTGATTACTAAATCATTCATTACAAGCCCCCATGACCGTTTGATACGGCTGCCAAGCTTTGGCGTCCAACAGTAAGCGCACCAAAACTTGTACCGTTTCCTGTGGATGCTATCGTGATGTAATTGATGTTATTTGTAATGGCGCCTGCACCATATCCTCTTGCTATGACACCCCTTACAGCCGATGAGCTTCCGGCGCCTATGCTAGAACTTGCAGTGAGGTCGCCAAAGTAAGCGGTGTTGCCAGCGCTACTGATCGTTACATACTGCATGGTTGCGATATTAGTGACACTTGATCCCGTTCCTGTTCGGCCGCCCGCTATAACCCCTCTTGTGTTTGAGCAACAGGCTGCGGCGTTGGTCAGCGCAGAGGACTGAGCCAAAGAGCCAAAGGACGTAGCAGTACCACCAGATGCAAATGTCACCTGGTCAATATCCGTTGTATACGTTGATGACCCAGTCTGGCCGCCTGCCATCACGGCTATGGTCGTAGATTGGAACCCAGCTATACCTGTCTTGGCTGATGTTGCGTCGCCAAAGAAAGCCGTGTTGCCGGTGCTCGCGATCGTGAGGTATTGCAGGGTATCAATAAATGTAGACGTTCCAGTCGATCCGCCACAAAACACACCAGTGGTTTCATTGCTGCAACCGCCCATGCTGGAAACAGCCCCTGTATACAAGGAACCAAAACTCGTGCTATTCCCTGCTGAAGCAATCGTTATGTAAACAATACCGTCTAGCCGCACCGACCCAGAGCCGCCTGCGTAAATGCCGCGTGTTGTTGAAGATGCCGGCGATGTACTTCCTCTTGCCGAGGCTAGCGAACCAAAACTTGCCGCATTGCTTGTTGTAGCTATCTGGATGTAGTCCATGGTAGTGACATAAGCAAGCGATGTATTAATACCTCCGCCAAACACAGCACGTGCCGCCGGGATGTATGTCGATGCTACCGTCTCGGAACCAGTTGATGTTTCTGCAATAGACGTGCTTACCAATAATCCTCTATCAACCGCGTCTTCGCCTAGCGCGACTTCAACGATTAATCCCGAGGTCTGCCTCGTGGCGCTCGGCGCGTCTGCGACTGACGATGTCTCTGCAATAGATCGGTCAAACGTACCCGTTACCGTGGTAGCGTCTACACCTCTTGATGTTTCTGATATTTGCAGAAGCTGATTAGCAAGCGTACTAATTGCATCTACACCGGATGCCGCTTCAGCAATCACACCGCTTATTAATGGAATTGTTGATATCGCATCTGCGCCCGTTGATTGCTCAGCAAGCTGCGCCGCTAGCGTGGCAACCGTAGAAACTTGGTCTGCGCCTGTAGCTACCTCTGAAACCGCCGTGTTTATCAGACTAAGCCATGTGACGTTATCCGAACCTGTAGCAGTTTCCGATACGCTGCGCTGGTAAACAATACCGGACTTACCAAATCCAAAGCCCCTGGCGCTTGCAGAACCTATTCTTTGGATAACCGGCATATCAGACTCACTTGAACTGGGTTTGTGCGGCTAGCACAGTGAACGTGGCCGAGGCTGTTTTTATGATCGTATAAACATAAGCATCAATCCCGGATGCATTGCCTGCCGTCCACGCTATACCACCTTGATACTTAGGAACGATCGTATTTCCATCTACCTGTACGGTTGCATTGTAAAAAGGCGAAACACCCTGCGTCGCCAAAAGCGCCACCGTTACACTGCGACCAGTTGCCAGTGCGGTATTCAGTGTCGTGCCAGATGAAGCCCGGAAATTAACCGTCCAGTTTGCCCCTGCGTTACCGGTGTAATACAACACCGATTGTGTGGTGACATCGTAATCAACGGTTGATGGGACGCCAGAACCTGATACCGTCACTACCTCTGATGAGTTGGCAAGCGATTGCGCCAGGTTAGACGAAGATCCTAAAAAGGTTTGAAGTGCTGTGAATGTTGTTGCTGCACCAGGCGCCACATAATCAGTCCCCGCCGTTGCTGGCGTTACGACCGTATTTCCTGCACCCTTAACGAGCTGGCCTGCCGTAAGTGCGGCAGCAGCTTGCACTCCAAGACCGACATAATCCGACCCGTTGTATACGGCAACCAGTGATGCGCCAGGGTTTACTGTTACCCCTGTGCCACCGGACTTTTTGATCGTAAGCGTATACGTGCTGTCAGCGTTGATGACTTTGTATGAACGCGATGAATTAGGCGCAATGATTGTTGAGTTGGCATTCAGGCTCGATACACGGATCGTGGAGTACTGGGCCGTGTTGTAAACAATATTCGTTGCGCTTGCGTCGCCCGTGGTTAGCGTGAGCGTTAGATCGTAATTGGGCGAGCCAGAAAAGTTGGACCCCGTTAGGTCCGTTATGCCGGCAATCGCAATATCCAGATACTCGGTCAGCCCTTTGTTAACAGCATCGCCCCACGTACCGGTTTCCGTATCCGTTTCGATAATGGGTAGGTCTAGTAATGACGTACGTGTAATAGGCATGATTTACCTCAATTTATAGTCACTGGTTGCCAATCTGTAGATTGAGCACTGTTTATTTGCTGCCAGTTCGCTACCTGCGTATCCACGATTTCGTTCCATAAGTAACTGCTTATTACCGTGTCGCTTGCCGATGCTGATTCACTGACGCCTATTTGGAATAGACCACCAGCTTGTTGCGAGTCTACCGCCTGCGCTGATTCTGCTACCGCGGCAACGAAATCACCGGTCGAGGCGATATTATCCAATGCTGATGCAGCTTCAGCAATAATCGCACCCAAGAAATGCAGCGCTGCAACCGAATCCGCCGCTGTTGCCGTCTCACTTACTGCCCTGTCATAAAGCAGCCCAGCAATAACAGACTCTGCTGCGCTTGCGACCTCGTTGATAATCTCATCAAACTCTTGGGCAGGCGATACCAGGTCTGCTGCCGTTGCCACCTCGCTAATCAGGCCGTTGAACGTAACTGTTGTACTTAGCGCGTCAGAACCAAGAGCTGCTTCAACTATTGATGCGGCTAACGTGTAGGTTGAAGATACGCTATCTGCCCCTGTTGCCGATTCTGCTATTAGCGAATCAAGCAAAGCACTAGCACTTACAGCATCGGAGCCGGAGGCGCTCTCTGCTATGTTTTCGCTAAATAAATCGCCTGCACTTGTTGAATCTGTTGCCGTGGCGGTTTCTGCAACTGAGCCTTGGATTGTTGCACTTGCCGATACAGCATCTGCGGCTGTGGAGGATTCAGCTATATTAGCATCAAGCGTCTGCTCCGAACTTACCGAATCCGTCCCTGACGCTGTTTCTGTAACAACACCTTCGACAATCTTCTCACTGGCAACGCTGTCACTTGCGGTGGCAGATTCTGTTACAGAGCTTTGGTATGCAAGGCTTGCATCAGTAGTGTCCGCACCCGTCGCACTTTCTGTAACGCTGGCGTCAAAGGAAAGATTCGCAGTAGTGGCGTCTGTACCAGTTGCAGTTTCTACTACGTTTGATTCTGCCGACAGCGTGGATGTTATTGCGTCGGTTGCTGTAGCAGTCTCAAATTCCGTGACGTTTTGTGTGGCTAGCGTCGAGATGCTGTCCGTGGCCGTGGCCGTTTCAGCCACATTAGTGTCAATCGCTCCTTCAGTAAACGTTACCGTGCCAGTACCAGCCGTGATGGTATAGGTGTTAAAACCGCCTGAAGTTGCTACTGAATAAGTAACCCCAGAAAAGCTGGCATCGTAAGTATCTTTGACCCGCAGAACAACAACCCCGGACCCACCCGTGCGCCCATTTACGTTGGTTCCGCTTTCGCCACCACCACCGCCCCCTGTATTAGGCGAGCCGTCTGTTCCGGGCTGAGATGTTCCCTGACCGTTACCGCCACCACCAATACCTCCAACACCAGCAGTTCCCGATGCGCCACCACCGCCACCACCGTAGTAAGAACCTGTAATTGCGGACAGAACACCGGGGCCACCGTCTCCACCCTTAGTAGCTGGAGTAGCCGCAGATTGCCCAGCACCGCCCGCACCACCACCGCCACCACCTCGACCGGTTCCGGTGCCACCACCAGCACCACCTGCGTAACCCTGAGTAGCTGGACCCCCAGACCCACTAAATGACCATCCGCCACCACCGCTTGCACCAGAGCCGCCACTACCAAAACTGGGACTTCCGGAGCCAAAACCACCTCCGCGACCGCCGCCATAACCAATTACAGAAGCAAATTGGGATGGATTGCCAGCAGTGGCGGCAATTGAAGGGTTGGAGATATAAACCTGCCCCGAACCTCCGGTACCAACAGCTACGGTGTAGGAGGTATTTAAGCTGTAAGTCGTGTCATTAATCGCTTCAACAACACCTCCAGCACCACCACCTCCTCCAGACCCACTGCCTGAACCACCGCCACCACCAACAACAAGGTAGCTAACAGCAAAGTCAGAACCAGCAGTTGCGTCAGAACCCGAAGCAGTTTCCGAAATGGAAACGTCAATAACGTTTGTGCCTTGGGTTGTGTCTGAGCCTGTAGCTGTTTCTGCTAAGGCTGCTTGTGCATCGAGAAGTGTATCTAGCGTATCGGCAGCGTTGGCCGATTCTTGAATTACCGCATCAATTGGCCCTGTGCCACTGCTAACCGCTGAGAACGGCGAGGCTGAAAATGGATCAAAGCCGAACACATTGTTGCCTTATATGAGCTGTGCGGTGGTAAGGTTGATAATCTGATCAGTCGTGAGGGTTTCTGGGATTGTAATGGGTATTGCTTCTGAAGGCGATGTTTGCCAAGCACTCTCAACCCAAGTCTTACCTTCGTGCTGCCAGTTCCACTGATAGCCTGCCCTGTCTGCTGGCTTAGGGTCACGTATCAGCCATTCCCAGTTTAGCCATACAAGTTCTTTGTCAGCAGGAACGTCTGTCGGAGGCGAAGGAGCCTGTTGCCAGCCTTCAGTACCGTCTGTTTCAGTGCTTGGGATAGACCCGTTCTTTGTCCAGTATTGCATGGTCTACCTCTATAGGGTTGGGAAGGCTGCTGTTGGTGGCGTGAAGTTGGTTGTATAACGAGCAATGCCTTTGGTTATACGGGCATCTTGGATGTAACCGTTTAATACAGAGCTTTTATCCCCATTCGCACCAACGGTTACGTAAGTTAACGCTGCTGACGAAGCCGTTGTCCCTGAATAAGTGCCTTTTAACACTCCGTCAATATACATTTTTGTGGTGCTGCCATCAGAAACAACAGCCAAATGAGCCCAAGTGTTTGCTGTAATAGCGGATGACCCGGAACTCGGCCCAGTCCCTCCCGTTGCGCCATCGTTGCAAATAATTTCTGATCCAGATCTATATATATTAATACCAGAATTAGTTGACGCTCCAGTTGCCAAACAAATTAATCCGGCCGCACCAGCAGCTATAGTTGTTGTATAAAACCAAAGTTCAATCGTGTATATATTGCCAATTCTAAATAACGCATTAGCGTTGTAACTGGTTACATAATCTCCAGTCCCGTCAAAGTACATACTGCTTCCACCCCACTTGCTCTGTGCCGTACTTATCTGAGCATTCCCCACCGTCTCCAAGTCATTCTTACTTGTAGCATCGTAGATACCGGCGTTGGTGAAGTTGAGTAGCGCAGAAGTTCCTGATACTGCTGTGTTCAGTGTAGTAG